CCATGGTCATAAATGAAAGCGATATGCTTATTCAGATAACCCTTAGCCACCTCGTACATCTTCTCGTAGCTGCCATCACGATGCTCCAGCAGCGCGCCGGTGCGGAAGTTTGACAGCGGATCAGCACCAGTAGAATACTGCTGCTGTTTTTCTGCGAACAAATCAGCCACGCGTTCAAGCTCATCATCAATAAACGATGTAAATTCTTCATATTCAGTCATAATAATCCTCCTTTAAAACAAATCCTGCTTTTAATTTTTACAAGAGATTTTTGCAACATGTTGCAGTTTTCGCTTTCTTTACACGTCCGCACCCGCAAATATACATGAATTCTTCACCGACTTGTTTTAGCTGCATCTTTCCATGACAAACGCCGCATTTGCGCTCACACGGAAGATTATTTGCAGAAAAATTATTCCTTTTGAATTTTCTTTTAAAGCTCATACTCCACGCCTAACTCCTTAGCCACGGCAGGCAGTGCAGATTTTGCTTCCTCCTGGGTACGGTATACCCAGCCAACTTTATTGAGCGCAACATCGATAACGCTGTTATCCCACATATAATTTAAGACATACAACTTCCTACCTTCTAAGGAGCTCATGAACGTCCAATATCTTTCGTTCAAATTCGGCTTCCACAGCAGTTTGGCGATTTCGTCCTTGCCATTCAGCAAGGCAATAAGCGCCGCACTAGCAGCTGAACCGGATATTTCCATATTATTGTTATAGATTAATTTTAACCCGTCGCTTGTAAATCTGTAAGTTAATTCGTCGTCTCCCTTGACTTTAAATTTTTCTCCCACCTTAACGCCCAACATACGGGCGATTTCTGGAATTAAATTTTTGCTCATCTTTTAGCACCTCCTAAAATAAATCCTCTTTCGGCAGCACAAACCAATACTCTCCCAACGGACTAGGTGGGTACCATTCCCATTTATAGCCCTGCTCCTTGCAGTACATAATCAAGGCATCAGAATCCAGGCACATACGCCCGCTCTTTCTGTACTGCTTTGCTATAGGCTCAAATTTCGCACGCATTTCATCTGCAGTATAGTGTTCAAGAGCACGGCGGCCGTCGAATATAAGACGTGATGCAAGTTTTTCCGCGTGCCAGATTTCGCCACGGCGTTGCAGTTTTTTCTCTAATTCTTCATTCCACTCCATGCCTTTACTCCTTTATTACCTCCACACCGCCACGCAGCAAGGCCAGAAAAATACGCATCTGCATGGACTGATTACCTATACTTGACCAATGGCAGCACTGGCTTGGACGGTACTCCAAATCATCAGCGATAAAACGGTACTGTGCCGGATATACTCCGCCACGCTTAGGTTTGAGCTTAAACTCCTTGCCAACAGGGATATGCAATTTTTCAGCAATCACAGGATACAAACTAATCATTTACCTTCGCCTCCTAAATGTAAAAACATATTTATCAGCAGCCCGGCATAAGGTCCGAGCAAAGCCTTTACATCTTTATCCTTGACTACAGCTTCATTCGCCATACCAAGACGCCAGCGGAACTTACTGTCAGGTGCAAGCTCTGCACCAGCTAAACGCAGACCTATCAGCTTTACATACAGCTGCGCATCAAACGCAGCTGCATTACTCAGTAGCTCATCCCATAACGGAGTATCATCACCGGGACGCGGGTCGCTTACGACGGCTCCGAATTCTTTCCAACTGTTCACTGATAACACTCCCTATCTGTATACGACGTTCATCGGTCATATCACATATATCAAGCGCTTCTTCTGCGCTGCGTGCGATACCGGCATTAGCACCAGCCGCCAGCATCGCCAACAGGAACACGCACTGCTGCAGCGTCGGCTTGCCTGTTGCCGTCTTGCACTCGATAAAGATTGCCTTGCCTGAAGGATACGCTACGCCAGACAAATCGCTGTAGCCTTGCGGCGGGCCACTTTTGAACCAGCGGCTGCGCTTGTTCTCAAGGTCAAGCGTCGCCTGCGTCGGCTGCGTGCGGTACAGATAGCCCTCGCCAACATTGACGCGGAAAATCTTGTGCCCTGCAGCAGACACCGCGACCTCAATCTCCTTCATGATTTGAGCTTCAGATTTATTCAAACTTTAACCTCCTGTATTCATCCTGACGCAGCAGGCGGATAGCTGCACTGCGGTACCGTTCCGGTACTGCCAGCCCCAGCTGCACCGCTTTGTGCAGCGACCAGGCAAACTTAAAAATCTTGCCATCAGCACGTCTGTGCGTCGCACGGAACAGTTCCAACTGCGCCCATGACTTACACTCTATGTGTTTGCTGTATGGCATTCGCGCAACTTCCTGCAGAATGATGTCCTCCACGACTTCCGGACCTTCGCGCTCTTCTTTCTCCCACACGTAATGACAGAGAGGGCACTCGGTAACGCTGGATTTTACCACTGCGAAACAGTTCGGGCATTGCTTGACACTGAGCTCCTGCTTTTTCTTCTTAGCTTTGGATTCCAGCGACCACTCCCGCACGTCATCCGGCAGACCATGCCGCGTGAAATTGCCAACATGGTCCAGGATCAGCGCGACCTTATCCGGATTGTTGGGATTGGTGCGCATGGAGCGCATCGACTGCTGGATGTGCAGCGTGAGCGACTTGGTAGGCCGCATAAGCACCACGCAATCGCAGTCAGGCACGTCAAAGCCCTCGCCAAACAAATCAACGTTGCAAAGGACCGTGACCTCACCGCGCCGGAACCCCTCTACAGCAGCCTGTCTTTGCGCCTGCGGCGTTGTACCGTCAAGGTGCATAGCATTTATCCCCTGCTCCCTGAAAGCGGCTGCTGTGCCCTCGCTGGTGGCGATAGACGAGCAGTACACTATTGTCTGCTTGCCCTTTGCCAGCTGCAGCCAGTTCTCAACAGCACTGCCAAAGATGGCACGCTTATTCATAAGCGCTTCAATCTCAGCCTTGTCGTAGTCGCCGCGTTTAGTATGCAGCTTGCTGGCATCCGCCAGCTGCACGCCATAATATTTATACGGTGCCAGGTAACGGTTCTGGATGAGCCATTCGGTGCTCACCGATTCTATGAGCTCTTCAAAGACGGCACCCAGTCCACCCTCGTTCATCCTTTGCGGCGTGGCAGTAAAGCCTAAGACGACAGCACCAGGGAAATGCTGCAGGATGGACAAATAGCTCTGAGACAGGATGTGATGTGCTTCATCGACCAGAATCAGCTTCGGCTCCGGAGTCTTTGCCAGCCTGCGGCAGACCGTCTGCACCATGCCTACGGTGCAGAAAGAGAAGTCTACGCCGCATGCTGCGAAGGTGTTGGTAATCTGCTGGCACAACTCCTTGCGATGGACCACAAACAGCACCCTGTTGCCGCGTGCCGTGGCGCTGACGGCGATGTTGCCCTGGATAACGGACTTACCACCGCCACAGCCCAACACTGCACACACGCTGTGCCGCCCCTGACCGATTGCCCTGCGGATATTATTCACCAGCTCCTGCTGGTAGGGACGCAGCGGAATCATTTTGCAATCGGCTCCCACTTGTCGCAGCCATCGCAATGGTCGCAGGCGCTGGTATCGCGATTAGCGCAGTCATTGCACATAGGATCACGCACCTGCAGAGGACGGTGACAGTCCTGCGGAATGGCTTTAACATCGACAGTTACTTCATCAGCATCAGCCTCCTGCTCCGCGAACATGTCCTGCTCGCCGCCGCAAGGCTTCAAGACGAACTCCCCGAGCTCTTCGTCGTACTCAAGGTACGTATTAGGCAGGGAAACAGCACCGGCATTCTCCAGCTTTTCCGTGTAATTGGCGGTGACCTTGTGCTTGAACAGCGGCACTGCAATGTCCTTACCCATTGTTTCGGAATAGGTTTCGGTCAAGCTGACGGACAGCTTCATGCTGATGGAGCCTTCAGCGATACGGCCGGCAAAGAGTTTCTCCAGAAGCTGCTGCAGGAGCTCATCAAAATCGGCCTTCATGCCCTTAAAGGTATCAGATTCCAGCGTCAACGTAAGGTATTGTTTATTCATGGTTAGCCTCCTGCTGCAGATACATGCGGATATACGCGTTGATTTTCAGGAGGTTGTCCGTGTCACCGGATGCGGCAAACTCATTGACCAACGCATTCAGCATTGAGGACAGCTTGGAGCCTTGGCTTGCTGCACGCTGCGGCTCGTTTTGAAGCGGGCGATTGCTACAACGCGCTGCATCAACAGCAGACTCCGACATCGTGAGGATAGCGCAACTCGGGTACTGCATGCTTGCAGCTTGCTCAACCTCATCCAGGTGGTTCACCATCAAGGTCATATAAGCTTGCGCGTCTTCCTTATTGCCGCTGCTGTAGAAGCAAGGTTCGCCACAATAGCTGCTGCAGTCCGCTACAACATGAAAAGCGCCACTATGACATGCAATTCTTAATGCACCGATATTCTTAGAGTTAACATAATCTCCGCTTTTTGTTTTGATATACATTTACATTCCTCCTAACTTCTGCAGCGCCCATACAGTACCGCAACCAACTAACACCGTCAGGCTCACTATCCACACAACGCTGATCAGCACTGCAAACACCAGACAGATTTTACTTAACATCACATTGCACCCCGCTGACCTTGCACGCAAGCTGAGCAAAGAATTTATCAGCTTTGGTAAAAGCCTGCTCCACCATCATACAGCAGCACCCCACCGCCATAACCAGCCCTGCAACACAATCACGTAACATAGTACTCAAAATTTTAAATAACATCGTTTCCCTCCTTTAGCTACCATTTTCATGTTAGCTCGCTAACCTTCCAGATAACCTTTTAAGACCCTATAAACCGCATGGTTGAGCGATTTTTCATTTTTAGCTAACAAGCTAACGTCATTTTTGAAAGAACATCGATATATATTATTTTTATTTCCGCCCTAGTATAAAGTGGAAAACTCCATACGTATATATCTAATTATGTTAGCTAATGTTATTATGTTAGCTAAAGGTTTATAAGCCGCATGGTTGAGCCATTTTTTTAGCTAACCTTTAGCTAACATCGCTAACCTTTTACATAAAGAGCTACATAATTTGCTCTAACATGATTCAAACTATAGAGTCCGTAAAACCTTCCCTGTGTCGTTTTCAGGAGCTGACCGGCTTCAGCCCATTTTTTCTTTAGAGCAGCATAATCAAAACCTTTCTTTTCTAATTCTTCCTCAAGAACGGTTTTATTAATTAGGATTACACCATTATTCTTGCGCCTGCCCCAATAGGCATATCCGGCGAAATCGTGAAATTCGGTATCGAATTTGTCAGCGTTGGCACCGATGACGTCAACAATAAGGTTAAACGCCCGCTCGCTCACATCAACCTCAGCCTTGCTTTTAACAAAACCTACGATATCCTCCGGCGACAGCACATCGCCGGGAGTACCAAAGATAGCCTTACTCGCAATAGCATCCGCCTGCAGCATGAGCGCCATCGCCATAGCCTGCTTCTCAGTGGTATCCGTGACCTCCAGCACCAACCGCATAATCTCATTGTACTCAGCAGCAAGATTCTTCCCTTCCAGAGCTTCAATAAACGCCCTGCCAGCACCGCCGTAATGCTGCGTGATAAAATTCACAACAGCGTTACCATTGCTGATTATTTGCCGGTCACATTCAATCTCAATGACACGGTTCTTCACGCCGCCACCGGACTGAGACTTCGTGCAAGGTTCTTCACCGGTAAAAACAAAGCTGTTCAGCCAGGACTTCTGCCGCTGGAAGGTTGCATTGGTCATGCGACCGCGGTCAAGACCTTCAGTGACGCGCATAATCAGCGTGTCATAATTTTCAAATCTGGACTTAATCGTCTGCAGCTCATCACCGAAGAACGGCAGGTTACGCAGGATAGACGCTGTGCTCATCATAGAGTTGACCGTCATATTCATAGTTCTAACCAGCTTGCCCATGCCCGGATTACCCCAGACAGACGCAGCCACCATCATGGCTACAGTCTTGCCGCTGCCGGTGCCACCCCAAAGGTGCAACACGAACGGCAGAGCAGCCACACGCTCCACAAGCACGCTCGCAAACGATGCAGCCAGGATCAGGCGCATATACAGGTTCTGCCGGAGCGGTGCGACGTAGGCCGCCCATTCCTCCAGCGTGCCTTTGCTTGAGACTGCCTGCACCAGAGACTTGTACTGGTCCTCGCAGTCCAGCTTGACCTCGTCCGTGTACGGCACAAAGCCCGCATCGGACCAGCCCATATGGTCAATCGACTTCACCCGCGGCAGGATGTCCGGGTTCATGGCGATGACCTCTGCCAGATACTTCACCAGCAGACCGGCGTTGTCGCTGTTGACTTCAACGCCATTGTCTGCCAGCAGGATTATTTTGTTTTTGTTGGCCAGCACGGACCGCGGAACCACCACGCTCTGCCAGCCGCCATTTTTAAAATACGCAAGCCGAATCTTCTCAGTTTCATCCTCCACGTTCACCAGCAGCTCCGTCGGCATAATGGGAATGGGACTTGCGTATTCGTTTTTATATTCTGTCCCGACCTGTACCGCTCGATACACGCCATTAATTGATGTGTTCCAG